CGTTATCACGTACATAACCAGCGTCCTTGATCATATCAGTGCGTGTCAGCTCACCTCTATTAATAAGGGGCATCTTGTCATCTACGAATGATACGAGTGAATCACCCTTGAGCATAAAGATAGGTGCGGTGGTGGTGGTCATGTTAGGTCGTGTGATTGTGAATGAAAGGGACAAGAGTTACTCAGCGCTGCTGATTATCTCTATCAAAGCATAAGGATACATATCCTCGTACTTATCATAGTTCAACTCAGCCTCACTGTATGAATCGAATGTATCAAGGGCAATGAACTTACCCTCATCATTCATTCGTGCAATAGTGTACATCATTTAGTCATCCCATAAAGGTAACGGTCAACATCATCGTTGTTACGGATGAAGTCCTCTACATCACTAAGTTCATAGAACGGGTCACCATCCTGGTCACCACATCCATCAATAAGTACGAACTCTTCATAGTCATCACCCATGCGTTGAACTAAGTCATAGCTGGTGCAGTCTTGCACAGCAGCACGAAGGTCATCAAATGTGTAAGTGGTCATAGTGTTAGTTAGTGAGTGGGCAGGTAAGTGGTAACAATTAGAATTCAATCTCCTCCATAGTAGGTGTAGCAGTATTAGGCTCAGTAAAGGTAGTAACGATCATGTCAAGGACAGACAAGAGATCATTACCAGTGCGTGCCTTACCAAGCAGGTCAAGCACTACCTTGCGGTCAATGGTAGTAGTCATAATTAACTCCAATAGTTGTGAACGGTTGCCATGATCAATTATTTAACGTACATGTGGCTCTGCACTAATGATTAGATACGTGGTCGTACAGTCAGGTCGGGTTGCAACCTATAACTGTTCGCGGGAGCGCTCGCTCCGCTAAGTCCGTCTTGTGACGACCACACATTATTAAGTTGTCTAGGAGCTAGAGGTGGAGAGCGACGGTCTCGCCTCCCCCACCGACTCATCTAACATACCAGCCCCTAGGCCGATGTGTCAATCCCAAGAACCCAGTGGATCCGTGTAGCCCCTTAATTGACCCTATCAGCGTTCCTTATCGATCCGAACCGTAGGGCTGCTATGTGATGCTGGGCGTGAGTGTGAACGAAGTGAACGCATCGTGTGAATGGAAATAGTGCTACAGGTCGCGTCATAGGCGAACTACTGCAAAAAGGCTATGCACGTGAATGGTGGCTGTAAGGCTCTCTACTGGCGCTGTGGTGTCAGTATACCTAGCAACGGTTAGAGGCACCTTATAGCCGCTTCTAGGCGTGTCTCAGGGCGTTATAGCTGCGCTGTCTTACTAAGTTGGGAGGGCCAGACAGATCACTTCATATCTACCTATACACATAACTTATCATACAGCAATGATTGATTACAATACCTTATCATTGTATCTCAGTAACTCGTTGCTTATTGCGATTCATTCTCAATAAGGCGTGACTATAGATGATGACAGTGCCCCAGTACCGTGTCCAGAGTATCTGCATCAGGCACAGGTACGCTGGACAGAGGCTGCTCGCAGGCTCACAGTGGACACAGTGCTAGCAGTTAATAACTACATTGGCTGTGAGTCCTTGATCGCAAGAGGGGGGCACTGGGGGGAAATACGAGACCCCTTGGCGATATAAGGCTTGTTAAATTTATGTCAAAAATTAAGGGGCCCCTAGAACGCCCTACAAGGCCCCTCAACGCAGTTAAACAGTGAACGCAGCACACACACTAGGAAGATGCTCCTCTAGGAGCTTGTAGACACCTTCTGCGATCACCCTATGCTCCAGCTGAGTGCCATTACCACACCGCAGTTGACAGTAATGCACCCAAGACCGAATAGTGCCATTCATGTACAACTTAGTTGGTGCAGCTAGTGGCAGTACTTCTCTAGCACACTCCTTAGCTACCCCATCTTTCAACATCCTCTGATACAAATCATAACACTGATTGTAAAGTTTAATTGTCTCTTCAGTGTACTGATAGTTTAACTTTAGACTTAGATCATCAGTGCTATTCTGTCGGTTCTTACTATCTTGTTTACGGAACTGTGGAGGAGCTGCTACTTCTGTTACCTCAGCATACCGTTGACTAAACTCCTGGAAGCTAAAGCTCCTATGCCTAAGGATCTGTGCTGCTATACTACGGGTAGTCTCAATAGATACACACATATTCACCATCTCAAAGGGTGACCAATGTTGATGGTCAATAAGATACTTAATTAGTTTAGCACTGGTCTCAGTGTTGTTTTGATTAGCTGGGTTAGATACCCTAGCCATGTAACTAATAAGTTCTTCAGCATTAGGTGTGATGTGTACTAGAGATACGCTATGAGTCATTAACAGGTGGTAGTGGAGGTTATTGGGAGAGTTAATAACAGTAGTGACAGTAGTGGGAGGAGCTACGCTCCTAATCCCTCACAGTACTCACAGTATTAACCGTAAATAGTGTAGGTTAGAGGAAGTTTGTGTCTTTTGTGTTATACAGTACTTACGGTAATAACCGCCTACGGCGTGTTATACAGTAAAGAAGATATAACCCCCCTAGAAAGACTTATGTTAACTTCCCCAAGGTTAACTGTCTAGAGAGTAATAGTAGCTGGTGAACATAGATAAAGAAGGAAGAGATGTGTCTTAGTTTACTAAGGCATGTCTCTTCCTAACTTCGGAGAAAGTGGTCCACCCTCCACTTCCCTTGTACGGGTGGGATCTCAGACCCACGTTGGTACTACTTGTTTTGTCTTTTGGCCTCTAGCCTTACGTCTTTGCTCTAAATTCATGCCAAAGACTAAGTGATTTGTAGCAGCTTGAGGGTCATCAATAAATGTTTCAAGGATGTCTTGCCATTCCTCTTGCTTACGCATCTTAACAGCTTCATAAGCACTAATGGACATAGCATCTGTGAAGTACTTAACACCTTGTGCTAGACTATCGAGTCTATCGTCATGTTTAACTGCTCCCTTCTCACGACACATCCTAGACATTTGGTAGAAGAGCATATACAGTAAACGCTCCTCAGGTGCTGCGTCTTTATTGGAGCTATAGTCCCATTCCACCACTGACCTATCAACAATGAGTCTATGTTGGTTCATGACAGGTTCTAGGGCATCGATAATACGGTCTTCTTTACGGACATTAGCACGTACTTCCTCTACGTCTATTGCTTGTTTAGTTTGTTGCAAGTGCTTTTTAAAGAGTTCTGCGACGATACCATCTCCGAAGTTTGTTTCGATGAGGAGTTTAGTAACATTGTACCGCTTACACCCACGAAGGATGTCAAGAAGTGTATTGTCGCTATAACCGTCGCGATACGCTCGTACTTCGTGAACGTAGAGAAAGCCATTCTTTTGTGAGATGTATGTAGCTGCTGTTTCATCTGTACCCCGTCCACTGGGGTCAACAGAGCATATAGTTTCAGTGTAGGCACTCCACTCACCTTGTAACTGCATTGGAGAGTAGAAGTAATCACCAGGTAGGCCTACAGTGGGGAGGTCTTTGAGGCAGTTACGTGGGTCACTACACCACACCACAGCATCTGGTGCCTGTGTGGGGTTAACTGATGTTACCACTAGGTCACTGAACTTAAGTGGGAACTTCTCAGCGTCACTCAAGGTTGTGTCTAGCTGGAACTGTAGCATGAAGTTACTACGACCCATAGCAGCTTCACGTTCTACTAGGTCTTCACTAGTGAAACGGTCAGGATCTGTAGGTGTCCACTCCTCTACACCCATCTCTATGTCTTCCACGATTTGTGGTGACAAGAGACCTTCGTACTGTGATAGCTTATCTTTGCGTGGATAACGTGAGGGCCACACAAAGGGACGGTAGTTACGTTCTGCTAGCTTACGGTAGATGGTAAAGGTAGTCTGAGGTGTACCAAGGTACATAATACGACTATCTTTCTTTGGTGTTAGGATAGACTCAGCCTCAGTACATAACTGTAGGAGCTTCTCCCTCATCATCTCAGTTAAGCTATTGGACGGAACTTCTACGTCATCCAGAATCATCAAGTCAGCACGAGAGCCGGTTAACTGACCAGTAATGCCAACACTTTTAACAGAAGGAGCTTGGTGAGGGGCACAGTTAATATCAAAACTAATACGTGACCATCTAGAGGTATCAGCTTTAGGTTGCATGTGCCGTAACCAAGGTGTTTCAATAATTAGCTTTTGACAAAAAATACTAAAGTTATCGGCACGTTCTTTACTAGCACTAATTACCATTACCTTTTTATCATTATCGTTAAACAACGTCCAAAGAACAAAGGCAGCAGTAATCCATGATTTACCAACACCACGAAAAGCCTGCACCATTAAACGTTTTGGGCCATATTGTAGATAATCAGCGATTGCATATTGAGCACGAGTTGGTGACGGTAAATCTAATTGTGCCCAAATTGCTTGAAGAAAGTACTTAAAGTCTTGTTGCAATAAAGTTAGTGAGTCTTGTTGCGATGGTGAGGAGTTCTTCTGGTGTGGCATTAGATTTAATGGTGTTAGCTTTATACGAAATTACCCAGACGTTACCCTTAATGTAACCCTTTGATGAGTCTATGCGATCTAAGGTTGGAGAGCTTTCTTGGACACTTACCGAACCCTTACTTAGTTGTATTCCCAATAACGGGCATTTATCAGGAATCTGAATATCCTCTAATGTAATGTTATGCTCGAACCCCTTACGTTTGGCTCGGCTTTTACTTCTGTTGAGCATTGCTTGCTCAATAGTTGTGTGTTCTTTTTGATAATTACGTTGATAAGATCTGTACTCTTCGGTTCTGTATTTCTCTTTTGTACATGTAATACAGTGAGCTGTGCATCCTGCTCCCTTTTTATAGAACTCGCTTAAAGGCTTTTCCACGCCACAGGAACGGCATTGTTTGTTCATAATGATAGAATATACGTGAAGGCACCTAGAGGCCCCTTGTAGAGGCTCCTAGGTACCGATGGTGGGGGATTAGTCAGCGAGCTTAGTACGTACTCCACCAAATAGATTGGTCATACGCTCTATTTCACCAATTCGCATGTTACTAGCACGCAATTGTTGTTGTGGATCTTTTGGTCTAATACGCATCTTTGGATCGTATGAAGCACCGAGTATCTTGCCGTAATTTAATGCTGCGTTCTTGGCTGGTGTAAATGCACGACTAGCCATAGCGCTAGCTACTGGATCCTTGCCAATAGCATAAGCAATCTTAATCTTACGGATTAGTTCAAGTAGAGGGTTCGTCTCTTCCTTTTTCTTCTTTTTAGATTCTGCCATTACACCTCATTGCGGATAGTATTGTTAACAATCTTTTTAAGACGCAACGACGAACCACGTTCAATCACTTGCTGTACCGATAAACCGTCACGCATCATAGCTGCATTACCACCACCAGCTCTAAACGATTCAATCTGTTGTGGCGATAAATTACCAGACAAATCTGCTTGCATACGATTTTTACTAGCAAGTCCTGGCATTGCAGCACGGAATTGCGCTACATCTTGTTGACGACGTTTATCCTGTTGTGACTGTTCTACTTTCTTTTGAAGAGGAATAGAACGACCACTTTGCCCAGCTCTATATGCTTGAGCAGCGTCTTGCAAAGTCAATGCAGTGCCAACACCAGCCACAAGAGGCATAACTGGACCACTAGCAAGGCCTGCGGCTACTTTTGGCATTAAGTTAGTAAGACCGGCTTGAATAGCACCACCTGTAATAGCACCAGTAGCTGCAGCTTTAACTCCTTCTACTGCAGCAGTTCTCCAATCACCTTTACCTGCAGCATAAGCAGATTCAGGTGTGATGGCTTCAGTAGCAGCACCAATTCCCATACCTAAAGCGTTTTGCTTTAGATCTTTCATAGATGGTACAGGTATTGGTAGATAGCCACCGATGTTTAATGCTCCTCTTGCCTTTCCCAGTTCGTAAACATCAGGAAGTTCTGTAAGACCCAATCTACCAACATTACCAGGATCAGGTGGTACTACTCTAGCAGTAGCTTCCGACACACCTTCTAGTTCTGTTGGCAGGATAGGAAACTGCTTAGACTGTTTAGCTAAAGATTGCCTGACTTTAAGTGATTGTTTATCTGGATCAGTCATGCCCAAAGCTTCACCAGCTTTATTGACCATTAAACGCTGAGCTGGATTAGTTTCCAGATAACCTGACCTATAAACAGCATCTACAAGATCAGGATACAGTTGATCAACAACTTCCTTTGGTGTAACTTCAGTGTTTATCTCACCCATAGTATTGGACTTAAAGTTACCACCATGTCCAATAATGCCATGTAGTGGCCTAGTGGTGTATATCAATTTATCAGGATCAGTACCTGGGGCTAGATTAGCAGGTAACTTATCTTTAATAATTCTGATAACTTCAAGAGCTTTTTTAGGATCAGCCTTAAACAGTCTATTAGCTAACAACTTTTGATAGATAGGATGGTGACCTTCGAGTTGTTGGTAGAAGTTACCAGCTTTAATCAGACCACCTTCTCGATTATTTAATTTACGAACTGTTTCGTCTGCTTCTATATCACCATTAAGGTACTTGTAAAGAATATCAGCAAATGCATCATCCCCTTGATTTACGACGTTAGCATAAGCTCTAACAGTAGGTGATTTAGATAGTTGTTTAGATTTAATAAGAGGCTCGCTTTCGCTTTGCAGTTTAACTGCAGTTTCAGCCAGTAGCTGAAATAACTCCTTATCCATTGGGATTACTTAGCTCCCAACTACATTGGACCCGCCTTTGTCCATGTTATTCTTACGCTTACGCTCCTCACGTTCCATGATCTCGCGTTGACGTTGATTACTCATCATGTCCTCACGACCTGCACCACGACGTTGACGGGGCTTAGCCTTTGCTTTGGGTTGATCTTCTTTTTTCTTAGCCTTGTATTCACCAAAGGCAGGACCCATGTACTCCTTACCATTGGGGGCTTCTAGCATGGTAGCTGAACCACCACTAGCCTTACCTTCTAAATCCTTAGACGTAAGATTACTACGTCCTTGCATACGAGACATACGAGCAGCATCCATCCGCCTACCGAACTCTTTGATGCTCTCTGCTACGGATCCACGATTCTTGTCTTGATCCTTACCTTTACGTGTCATTGCCATAATTAACGAATGTGTGATAGAATTAATGTTTCCCTGTTAGTAGGACCAAATGTGTCCCTCATCCATTGTAGCCAATTACTACTTCCTTTAGCCTGATTGCATTTCCTACAGCTGGGTACCAAATTTGAAGTAAGGTCTTCGCCACCAAGACACTTAGGGCGAACGTGGTCAAGTGTAAGTTCATGTAGTTCATAAGTTTCTCCGCAGTATACGCATTGACAATTAAAGTATTCCTTAATTGCACGACGGTGTAGCCTTTTTGCTTCAGAGCTTGTCATCGTTATTAGGTTGTGGAGGTAGTGATCAGGACTAGGAAATAGCGGTGTCACATTATTAGATTGGGAGTGGATCAGCCATACTTTTTACCCTTACGTGGGCGTGTACGGTTAGCTTTAGGGGACTCTAGTTTACCTTTATTGGGACCTGTATGGGAAGCATCCATACCATCACCATTACCGTAGGTACCAAGCTTACGGTTTAGTTTATTAGCATTAGTACGGATCTTAAGACCCTCTTTAGTTTTGTTGTATTCAGCTTGTTGCTTTAGCCGTTTGGTTTTAGCTTTAGGGTTGTTCTTGTAGTAATTAGATGTACTTTGCATAACGATTACCAGGAGGGGCAATTTCTAACTGTTTATCCTTTCCTGCTTTAGGCTTGGGTTTCGTTATTTTTAACATCTCAAGTAACTGTTGTAATTTTGTTTTGGTTTCTACTGGTATAGGTGTAGTACCTGGCATACGATCCTTAGTACCTGCACCAGAACCTAACATTGGACCTTGATAATCCGCTGTAGGACCTTGGCCATAAAAATTACCACGTTGGCTATAGGTAGGGTAAGGTACGTCCATGGTATAATTACGTTGAGCCATGTCACTAGTAGGTGTGGCTAGCCCTAATACCTGAAGAGCTTCTTTAATAGTAAGCTTCTTTGAATTAGTTTTAGATTTTGATATAGAAGTGCCTGGTTTTACATTTTTACCAAACGGACTATACTCTGCCATACAACCTCTTTTGAATAAGTTCAGGGTCTACCTTAGGCATGATGGTGGCTAGTTTATCAAGGGGGTTACCTTCATATGCAACACCGCTGATGTCGTTTTTAGTCAACCAATCACAAGCTGCTTTAATATCAGCAGTAGAGGCTTCACCGCTCTTAATTCGATCTAGAAGCTCTTTGGTTACAATGTTATGGAGTTCATTAAACATGTCCTCCGTTGCTTTCTTGTTAGCCATTACGCAGTACGATTTGATCTAGTTTGTTTTCGATGCGAATCATGTGATCCTCCATCTTTTGTAAGGCGTTAGCTAGCTCTTGCCTTGGGACGTATTTCTCAGCAAACCTCAATTCAATGGAATCAATACGTTTATCTAGTTGATCCATACGAGTGTTTGATTTGCTGTTCATAGCTGCAATACCGCCACCAATGCCAATCACTAAAGACGCAACGCCTGTGATAAGGGCTTCAATCATTTCTTTTGGTTAATGATGTTCAATAGTTTAGTGCTATAGTTGGGATCAGTGGCGTATCCCTCTTTAATTAAAAGCTTGCAACACTCCTCTATGGAAGAGGCACGGTTGACGCCTTTATATGTTTTGTAGTCCTTGTACCAGCGTTGTACTAAGTACGACACACAAGATTGTAGGTCAGGGAAGTTAAGGAACCCAGCAGTAATAGTGATCCACTTACCATCAATAAACTCTTTTGTCTCATGGTCAGTGCCAGATCCCTTGAGACCAAAGTAGTTGTTCTTACCGGAAGTATGCTTACCCCAGCCACTCTCTAGTGCCCATTGTGCAGCTACTACTTGTGGGAACTTAGCACCTGCCTTAGAGGCTGCAGTAATGACTCCCTCCCAAGTGTTAGCAACGGTAGCGATAGGTTGCGGGGTATTGGTTGGGCGGAAGGTCATGAACCAGCCAGTACCTTTACCTTCTACTTCCCAACGCTTTAACCAGTTATGCCAGGTATACTTGACATCCTTACCACCACTGCCAATAGTGACGTAACCACCATTGACATTATCCATCTCACCGTATGGATCGTGGAAGATACCGTGTTCTCCATCATCACCAATGAGTAGCATCCAATGACCACCACCAACAGGGTTTGATGCATGACCTTTATGTAGGATGCCAGTAGCAACTGGATAACCTGCCTTTAGTTCGTTGATTAGTGCTTGCTTAGTACCTTTTTGGTAGAAGGTAGCAAAGACACCATACTGCTGACAGGCTTTAACTTGACTAGTAGAGGATGTAGTATCTCCATACTTAAGTACTGTACGGAGGTAATCATCATCTGCATTACTACCCTTAAGGGCATCAGGAAGGAGATACTTGATAGCCATAGCGCATGTTGAGCTAAAGCACATCCGATCTCCGTGACCTGTTGCACTATCTGTTTGGGGGTAGTATTGTTTAACAGGCAGCAGTACCATAACTACTTGCCTCTAAAGGTACGACGAATACGCCGCACTGTGTCATCCTCAGTACGTGTCTTACTGAAGTAAGCAGCAGCCATGGAGATGGCCTGAGTAACACTATTAGAACGACGCTTCTTAGTCATGCCGAGATACTCGGACGTGATAAAGAGAATAAAAAAAGCCAAGGTCTCATAAGAAACCTTGACTCCGAGAATAGTGATCATGATAGGTTACCTTTATTGTGGTTTAGGTGGCCAATTAACTGTTTCTGGAAACCCTTCTTGTTGGGGAATCATCCGCAGAAATTCGCGGTATAAAGCCCAAGCAAGCTTGCCATCAGCATCAAACGGTGCGTCTGCAATTTGGGTCCAATCGGATTCAGCAAGTAGTTTGTTCCGTTGTTGACGAACTTCCTCTGCTTTACGATCAATAGCACCTGCTTCCCATGCAGCAATCTCAGCATCTCTATGGGCTTCTTGTTCTGGTGTGAAGGGGACGCGGCCTTCTGGTGTGTCGTGGTAATACTTAGACATGTCTGTAATGCTCCTTACGAGTTGCTGATGCCGTATAGGCGGAAAATTCCGTTCATATTGCCGGTAGAAGGCGAGAACTGAACGGCATCTACAACGCCGGTTCCCATATTCAACGAGCGACCAACGCCATGATTATTTGCAGGTGAATCTAGCTCTGCGGAGTAGATAAGAGCCGCAGTATGCTTTCCTGAAACCGAAGCGTTTAAAAGATAGACGAAGCCAGAGACTGGGAAGTTGTCTGTTGTAACTCTGACCTGATCCGTGATTTTAATCGCAGTCTGACCTGTTCCAGCAATTATAGCAGTAACGTTTCTTGCCAACCGCACAGTATAATCGCTAGCACCAGAGAAGTAAGAACTTCCGCCATTTGTAGAGAATCTGAGATTAAGATCAGTTTGTCCGCTAGTTGACTCAACGCCAGAAAAAGCAATAACGTAGATATCATAGGTGCTATTAATGCCGCTCGTAAAAGCAACAGAGGCACTATTACTTGCCGTTACAGAACTAATAAATCTCCAAGAGCCACTAGCAGGCGTAGCCCATTTCAAACCAGTCCCAGTCGTTGAATCCGCAGTCAATACCTGATTATTCGACCCAACAGCAAGGCGTGAAACCGTGTCGTTAGCTGTTGCAACTAGAAGATCACCCTTGGCATCGACAAGGGACTTAGGGACTGCCGCATTTGCAAGGTCGTAAGCCGACTTGATGGCGTTAGGGGTTCCTGCTGTGGTTGTGCTTGTGCTGCTTGTGCTGTCGGTTAGTTGAACGACACCAGCATTCGAAGTACTTGCGGCTTGGATCTTGCTAGCGGAGATTGCAGCAGTAGCACTGATGTCAGCATTCACGATGGACCCATCAATGATATTTGCAGAAGCTACCGTGATCGTGGTTGGTAGGGCACCTGTTGCAAGCTTGCTCAGACTGATGGCAGCAGTACCGCTAATGTCTCCATCGCTTATGGTGCCATCAACAAGCATTGCGCTTGTGACAGTTCCTGTATCACCAATAGTTACAACGTTGTTACCACCTTTCGTAAGTGCTCCGCCTACATTAACATTACCAGAACCATCAATTGTTAGCCTGGCACTACCACCAGTAACCAATACCAGCTCATTCGCCCCTGTGTGAGCGATACCTGTATCTGTGTCACCGTCAAAAGCGTAGACAGGAGATGTGACACTATTACTGTCGTCAGCCCGTAATTGGCCATTTAATGAACCACCAGAAACCTTAAAGTAACGAGTCTCAGGATCATTAGGAAAGTACTGAATCCAATTCCAGGTAGCACCTGTAGTGGTATAAACAATACGCACACTGAGACCACTGCTACCAGTAAACCCAACAGGTTTCCCAGCAAGTGGTGTAAAACTCTCAATACCAGTTGAATCGACAACCTCTACAGCATCGTTGTTAGAAGGTGAACCAGGGATTGCTGCAACGTTAGCTACAAGGTCATACAGGATGGCATTAGCCACAGCAGAGGCTGCAGCGTTAGCCGTGCTGATAGCAGTGTTGGCGGTGGAGAGTGCAGTGGAGGCGTTGCTGGAGGCTGTGTTAGCCGTCGAGACAGCAGAGGAGGCATTACTGGAAGCTGTGTTAGCCGTGCTTACAGCTGCTGAGGCATTGGTAGAAGCAGTGTTAGCAGTAGAGACAGCAGCAGATGCATTGGAGCTAGCCGTGTTGGCTGTGCTCAGAGCTGTGTTGGAGGTGCTAAGAGCCGTAGCAGCATCTGCAGCAGCACTGTTAGCCGTGTTGACAGCAGTTGTGGCATTCGAGCTGGCTGTGTTTGCAGTAGACACAGCAGCACTTGCGTTGGTGCTAGCGGTGTTGGCTGTGGTTACAGCTGCACTGGCATTGGTTGAAGCAGTGGTGGCTGTTGCAGACGCTGCATTGGCCGTGCTAAGTGCAGTGTTAGCTGTTGTTGTAGCAGCATTAGCCACTGTAGTAGCTGCAGCAGCGTTGTTAGATGACTCCTGCGTTACATAAAGACCTTGAATAAAGTTATTGTTGAGGTCCTGTGCACGAATAGCAGAGCCAGAGTAGAAGGTAGCTGCTAGATCAGTATCATCAGTCTCTCGATAGACGACAATAGCAGCACCATTAGCTGGAGCATTACCAGCTGTGAACAATACCTGTCCACCAGTTTTAGTGGCGTAGTTAAGGCTCTGTAGGTTGTAGTGAGTACCAGCTGTCTTAAGGACACCTGCTACAGTGACCTTAATATCGGTTGACTCCAACCATTTAAAAGTAAAAGAAAATGGGCCTAAGTTAGACCCATCACCAGTGAATGTATTTTGTGTAGTTGCCATTTAAGGTTAGCGATACATTTGAGTAAGTCGTTCAATCCTTGCCTTACGACGATCAGCAGCTCGTGCAGCATCATCAATACGACCTTGACGCATCATATTCTTATTAGTCAGTGACTCTTGAATAGAGCGCCACATCGGTTCATTTTCTTGCTGCATACGAAGTTCAGCAGCCTTCTGAGCTTGAGACATGATGTCATTCATTACTGAATAGACTTCACTTTGAGCTGCTTGTATCTCCTCAGATGGACGACCTTGTACTCGCATTGCACGAATACGATCCAACTGATCGTTATACTTTTTGTTCTTACTGAGTTTATCGAACTCCTTCCACAGTTGTTGTTCACCGATGTACTTATACAGTACTTCACGTTCCTGTGGGGTGTATTCGTGGTTACCAGAGGAGTCTTTACGAATCATTTGGATACCATCCCAACCACTATCGATCAACCACTGACGCCAAGGCTCAGTACCTTCACTGATCTTAACTGGGTTAACAGCATTAAGAGCACGTAGGACTGGGTTATCGATATCGTTTACAGGCTTACCTGTGTAAATATCAATCTGTTCAGGAAGCTGACTGGAGAAGCCAGGCAGTCTGTTCTTAACATAACCTACAAGGTCATTGTAGATATCCTTTTGGGAACTAGTGATGGCATTATTAACAACACCAAGAGCACCAGACATAGGGATAGCAGATCGTGTTTGATTAGCAAGATAGCGAGAGATAGCAGTCTCATCACCGTTAGCAATGGAAACAATAGGCTCTAAACCAGCAACCCAGGTCTTATTAACAAATGTAGCAGCAAGAGTCCACGCTAATTTTTTACCAAAGTCCTCAGTCAGAGTAGAGCCGATATCACGGGAGTAATAAGCAAGGTCGCCAACAAGAGTAAGGATAGTGTCGAGGGGTTCATAACCAGCATAGCTTACCCACTTACCAGCAACATTGATGGTTTTAGGTTGCCAGTTAAAGTTATCACGCATCTTCCTACGCTCACCATCATTAACAGGACCATTGCCACGAATGTTACCAGCAAGAGCGTATCCCATCATAGACGTAGACAGCAGTGCACCAAAGGCTACACGACCACGGTATTCAGCTTCTAGGCCCTTGAAGATAGCCATACCATTAGGTACGCCATCATAAGCAATACCGTGCTCCATAAGAGCATCTTTAATCTTGTCGATGTCATCACCAGCCCACAGTACTTTAGAGTACTTATTCATACCAGGTAGGGTGGCAATAGGAGTATAAGACATCGCCATCTTAACACCATTAACACCTGTACTAGGGAACATAAAGAAGCCCTTTAGGAGTGGAAACTTGTTGATACCACGTGTAATAGCAGTAGCTAGCTCACTATCCAAGTTAAGTGCAATCTCCCCAGCAGCATTCTTAGCAGCAGCATCAGTGAGGTTACCGAGAGCATCAAACGCTTCATTATAAGCAATCTTCTCAGCCTTAGCCAACTGTTGTGCTAGTTCAGATCCCCTGTAACCAATACCAAAAAGTTCATCCCATGCACGTGCACGAGCCATTTGAGAGGCTATAGTGCTTTGTACAAAAGCATCAGCACTAATCATTGCATTGGTGCCATACTTGGCCCAACGCCAGTTACCAAGGTCATACAAGAACCTAGCTGAACGGTATTGGAACAACTGACCCCAGTTACCGTCCTTCTCCCACACCTGTTCCATATCAGCAAGGGTGTCCCAAAGGTTAGGGTTATAGTCAGTAACAAGGTCTTCACGAGCTAGTTCACGGAAGTCCATAGTTGCATCATTACCCCACTTACCGTTATTCCAGGTACGCTTGAAGGTGTCCCAAGAAGTACCAAGCGCCCGTTTATTAACAGTCAAAAATGAACCGTAAATATAGGTTGCCCTACGAAGGTCATCAACGGTGTTCCTTCCCATCAGCATACCGATACCAGTACCAAGATATGCATTGCTAGTACGGAGCGTAAGTGATACAGTGTTACCAGTGATAGCTTTGACAGCTGAGATGCCAGACAACACATTGTTGTACACCACTGCCCATGCACCTTGTGCAAAGGCATTCAAACCACCGTCACTATTATAGATAAGACCCATAGGGCTTGTTTGCTTAGCACTCCACTTCATCAGCTTATCAAGAGAGTCCACATCGCCCTTAGACAATGCAAATGCATCGATAAGGGGTTGAGCAGCATCAGGACGATCACGAGCAATAGTCCTAATCATATCCCGATAGCCTTGTGCTTGCAGGTTCTTCTCTCGTACCTTAAGGTCAAACTGTTCAGTGACCTGCCTAATAGCAGACTCCTTATCAGGTGCCTCTTTGAGGAACTTCTGCCAACGGTCTTGGTTCTTAAGTGCCCAACCTGCGATGTACTTATTAAGGGCGTACTCTTCCATAAGGAAGGCTAATCGATCACCAAGCATCTCAGTGGTACGGCCAAGGTCAGCAGTCTCAGGGAATGCCTTATAGCCCTCAGCAATGTCAGCTACTTCACGTCCTACGGTATCCATAGCACGAGCTGATGTTTCAGTAACAACTTGACCGATGTACTTATCAGTCAGTTCACGCATAGCAAAGCCAATAGCTTCTGCTTGAACATCGTTAACATACTTAATAGAGCGACCATCAAGCAAGTTCTTAACATCACGGTTATCAAGGAAGAGGTTCTTGAGATCAGATACCTTATCAGTACCGATGATGTCATTGTAGATCTTCCATGCAGCATCACTCATCTGAGCCTTAGTGTACCTAAAGCCCTCTACCGTTGCATCAAAGCTACCAGTAGCACGAGTGCCTTCAGCTAGGTCTTCGATGAGGTTACGGGATACAGCATTACCTTTACTAAGGTCGTAGTAGGCACGCTCAGAAAGGATAGGAGCAGGGGTACCACCACTGTTACCAAGCTTGATAGCAGTAGTGTCAGCCATGTTACGGGCAATGTTACCAGGAGGGATGCTAAGAGCAGCAGTAGAACCCTCAGGGAACATGTTAGGAGTGATCATAGGATCAGTGCCGCCAGCCCCTTCAGGATCGTCCATAAGGCGCCCTTTACCTACCTCATCGATCTGACTATCACGGCTGACCTGTTGACGCTCTACAAACGATTCTAGAGGGCTCTCAGTGAGGTCTGAGGCTCCGGTATCAGCGTACTGTTTAGTTAACGTGTCTAATTCGTTTTGTAATACTTTCACTTGAGATTTTATGTCATTGACAGCAGCAAGCTTAAATGCAAAAGTTTCAGCATCATCGGCAGGTAGTTCCCTCAACCTATCTACTTCTAAATTTAATTCATCTAATTGAGTATTTATTTCAGACAACCGAGTAGCAGTAGCAGCATCAGCATTAACCATCACCTCAGAGGACATGAACTCCTTAGCTGCTGTATCATTAGGCTTAAACCAATCCATTACTCCACGACCTGCAGCAGCAGAGTAACCAATGATATCACCAACAATGCTGATACCAGCTGATTCGTAGATGTTACGTTGACGACGTTGTTCAGGAGAGTCAGTATCCTTAACGACAAGTGCATCAGGAACAGGCAACCAAGGGGCTGCTTCTTTCACAATCGTCGATACTGTCTCACCCTCAGATTGATCACTGATAGCGTTAATAGCGACATCACCAGCAACGTTAATGCCAAGTGCAGAGAGACCACGAGCAAGAGGACCACCAGCCATACCAGCAGTAGCAACACGTGATGCAGCACCAACACCAATACTAGGTACAAGGACAGAAGACACTTCCCTTACCTTTTGAAAGCCAGGGTTCTTGAACTTTGTCTTAGCATCCCAGGCGTCATCAATCCACTCAGCACCAGGGATACGACCAATGGCATCCATACCAAAGTCAATGATACCCATGCCAACGGATCCAAGACCCTCAAGGGTACGTTGAGCATAGGTACCTAGATCCTCACCAAGTGTAGCGTTAGGGTCACCGCTACCATAAATGAAGCCACTACCTCGATTGAGTGGTTGTTGTGGTTGTTGAGGCTGCTGTTGACCACCACCAGTAAGCTGTTGAACGGCTTGCTGTTGAGGTGACTTAACAGGTTGTACATTACCAGCAGCTTGGTTCTGAGCTGGTGTAGCCTCCTTGTACATTGTTTCAGGAGCTGTCTGAGGACTATAAGCTGGAGCTGCCTGTTGCAAGGCTTGCTCTTCAGCAAGTGCTTCAGCTTCTAGACGCTTCAGTTCTTCTTCATCCACATAAGGGGTACTAGTCATAAGGTTTTACCATGTAGGAAACTGAAACGCCGTCCATCCGGCAGTTGAATAACCAACTTATCTCCATGTTGTGTACGAGTTTTTGATACGATACGTGCTCCATTCTGGAGGAACACTTTAGATCCCTTAGCTGTGCCGTAATCAATACCGTGAGAACCACGGGCTACATGACCAGCAAAGGTATCAGTGACAGGAATACGACTCAAAGGAACACGTCCGAATTGAGGATCATCAACAACGACAAAGTTATCTAGTGCTTTAGATGAAAACTCCCTAGCAAATTCATTCTGTGGTGTGTTAGGGTTGTCTTGTTGTTTAACATCTAAGTGAGGACCAGTAGAGGTAGGTCCAATGTTATCTGTGATGTAAGCAAGGGTGGGACGCATAAATGCTTGGTTACGTGCAGGAGTAGCTGCAGCAGCAGGTCTATATGGTTGATCAACGTTGACACCCATCTGTTGCATCACACGAATGATCTTACTAGGATAGGCAGCTTCACCACCAGCATAGCCACCAGCTGCAATAGCTTCGATAGCTTGACGTGGTGTCTGAGCCCTTGACAGTCCAGGTGCATACCTAGGATCAGTCATGAGGTTCATGAAATCTCTAGCAGACTCAAGAGGAGAAGCATAGTCTCTCCAATAGGAACCGTTCTTTTGTGTACCTTGACCAGGACGTGCTTTGATGTTAAAGACATTATTCTTACCTGAGGTATACTTACCCCAGCCAGACTCCAATGCCCACATAGCAGCCATTACCTGGGGGAACTTAAACCCAGATGCAGTACCAAGGGATTGTACATCAGCATATCCACTGTTACCTGTACGTACAGTAGCAGGTGCATTACCACTACCGATGATAGTAGTGTTAAGACGGTCTTGAGTAAGAGGTTGATCCAATATACGACGCAGCACAGGATCATTAATTTGATTCAGTTGATCCCTAAATCCTGGCTGGACCCGTTGACTAAGCCCTGCTGCTGCAAGTTGAGCATTAAGGATCTGAGTAGGACTCATACCAGGTACTGCCCTAGACAAATCAGTATAGATCTGTGGAATAGAAATAGGCTTACCACTGGCAATGCGATTATCAATATCCTTGAGTAGAGCAGGGCTAGCTAGTACTTCAGTGTTAATTACATTACTGTTAGCACGTACCTTCTTAACAACTTCAGAGGTAGTGATGACGTTGATAGCAGCAGGAGCACCAGGATGTTTACCAGGTGTAAAGGCAGCATAGAAAGCTTGTGTTTGACCTGTCTTTGCTTGAGAGGAAGCAATAACAGCAAACGCACCTTTCTTAGTTTCGATAGCAGTTAGAACATCCAGTCGTGCTTTATTAGCAGCAACAGCAGGTTCCATCGTCTTAGCGTACTGCTTGAACTTCTGGTTATACAACCTAAGTGCAAAATCAGATGCACCACGTAGGCTATAGTGAGCAGCACGGTTAGTACTATCACCAATCAAGTTCTGTTTGAGAGCATCGCTTAGTTCAGCTTTGATGGTCTCTTGTTTGATACCAGAATCAGATCGTTGCTGATCTAGCTGCTGAGCACGTGTACGCCACGTCTCACGTACTTCAATAGGTACACCAGGTTGATCAACATCATCAGCAGTGAGAGTACCTTGTTCGTATTGCTCACGGAACTGCTTACCCCAGAAGTCAGCGTTTTGCTGTTCAGTGGTGAAGGCCAGATATGCTTTGAGACGATCAGTGTTGATGCCTTTTGTTGCTGACTCTTTGATGATAGATTGGAGGGTTTCTTCATTGGGGTTGTTGTTCTTTACCCAATCAAGTAACTGATCCTCTTGCTTCTTATTCTCACGACGCGCTTGTGCTTCAACAAGCTGGAACTCAGACTCTTTATCTTTTTGTCTGGCATTACGTAGGTCGTCAACATCACGAGGAAAACGATCATACCAGCTACCTTGATCAGTCTGTGCCTCTTTAAGCATACGCTCAGCGTCAGCATCTGAGTAACGACTGGTATCAGCGAGTTCCTTAAAGATCTCAGCTTTAGCAATTGTGTTGCCGACAGGTGTTACACCATCTTCCCTGTAGCTACGTGAGGCGGTCCTAAATGCCTCAGTAAGGCTTTCTCCAGTCTTAGTACGTGACATACCACTAAAGGCATCATCACGCATCATGGAGGACTTATTGACTACATCAGATTTCCTAGCTGCTTCAATAAATGAACCATAAACTCCCCTCATCTTCATAAGGGCAGGTGCCATGAAATCAGCACTAAGACCAAAGACACCATTATCTTTCAGGAACTGCCCAAAGATCTCCTGCATTGCTGCGGTACGTTCTGGGGCAGTAACAGCCTTCATCTCATCCAGTCTGGATTGAGCGTAGTTAGGAAACTCAGCAGTGATGATCTCCATGTGAGCCTTAAGGCGACCGTAGTCACGTGCCTTATTGCCACTGAGTAGGTTTGTAACAACAGTAGGATTCAATCCTCTAGCTTGATATCCTTCAGCAATTTGATCCTGTGCTTCACCACTTAGCTTAAGTAGTGTCTCAGCATTAGTTACTGCTTGCTGGCGTTCCGGTGTGAAGCCACCAGTAGCTACTTCCATGTAGCCAGCCATCATATCAGACTCCTCTTTAACCTTACGATATTCAGTAAGGCCTTCGCTAAGAGTTGTGCTGAATTTGGCTAGACTTTCAAATGTAGCTTCTGCATTCTTACCACGCTGCAGCTCACTTTGAATGAGTGTTTGTGCATTCTTACTGATAGCTTCCTGACGTTTCTCAGAAAGCTTCTTTTCCCACTGATAGTTCTGATCACGATCTCGTGCTTCGATGCTGAGCTTACGTTCAAGCCCAGCACCATACTCGTCTCTAACCTGTTTAATGTCCCTACGGTTCTCTTCCATACCACGTATGATACGGCTGTCTCGTTCTTGCATCCTAGCAAGACCTTCCGTAGGTGCTTTAATAGGATCGAAACCTATACTCCGGGCGTACCCTCTGTAATTTACTTGATCCATTTTTACTGTTAGTTAGTTAATCTACTCCACCTATGGAATTAATCCGCCCACCTGCTGTAGGAAGTGTACTTGGAAGTTTACTTGGTAGTGTAAAAGGATACCTATCCTTAGAGCCGATAGCTCCAGCAATACTAGTCAAACCTTGAGTAGCTGCTCCCATCCAAGACCCAGTAGAAGATGCCATAGCACCTTTAACAGGCTTAGGACCGAAGTCAAACGCTTTAGGTTTACGTGGCTTGAGGTACTCAGCACGTGGTGTAGTAAGAGGTTTAGGTGGTTGTGGGAGACGATCAGGACGCAGCATACGGCTAGCTTCTGCTGCAAGATCGGCACCAAACTTATCGTTAGCAATCTTACGTAGAGCAGCTCCTGTATCAGCCTTAGCACTCAACAGTGACTCAGCAAGGATAGCTTGGTTACGACCAAGAGCAGCAAATTCAGCTTGCTCCATCTTCTCTGCACTTCTACCTTGCTGACCTTTAACAGCAGCGGTGCCTTCAGACTGTAGTGCTTTGATGACAATATCTTGGTTCTGGAAGGCCATCTCTTTCATGGTGTCTTCCAGTTTACGGTATTCAGCTTCATTGGCGGCAGCTTGTGCCATCTGGTTGAAGGTTAACTGCTGACCGTAGATCTGCTCAGACTTAGCGTATTGCTTCATCTGAGAAGCATACTCAAAGTCTTGAATCCTTAAGTTATACTGCCAATCTTGAAGGTTGGTAGCATCCTTAAACGCGGCTAGAGTCTCCTCGTTTTGTTCATTAAGACGCCACTGTTTAGTACTGTGACGCCAATCAGCCATGGTACTACGTCTACCATAGCGCCAAGCTTGTGTATTATATTTATGCTGAGCCTCTATGGCTGCATTCTGTGCATCAGCTTCAGCCTGACCACCTAGGCCGCCCATAACGGCACTACCTATCCCAAGGATTGCGCTAATTGGATCAAATGCCATAATTAAGACCTCCTATAGAAGCCAGGTGAGTATTGTCCTTCCCACTGCATAGACACAAGACTAACAGGGAACGGAGTATTTGAAGTTACTTTCATTGTATAGTTATCTGGCCTCTGGTAGATAGGAACTTTATAAATGTAGGCATCACGGAATGGTGAGGTATTAGCTGTATAGAAATCAGCAATCTGTGCACCACCAATACTAGACCACTCAGGTCTACTGCGATCCCTAATACTGAAATAAACATCACCACCAAGTCCTGTATAGAATGCCATACGGGATGTAGTGGTAACAGCAGTAAAGTCAACACCTGCTTGACCCATAGAGTAGTAGTACCTAGGGAGTGTTATCTCCATGTTGTACTCATAACCAACATAGATAAAGTTACCTGTAACATCACCAGGAATGGTGAAGTACGTACCACCACCGTCAGTTGCTAGTACAGCTACATTAGTATAACCAGATTGTGTACCAGGACTACCTGCTTTAAGTAGACCAACCACAAACCTGATAACCTTAGTGGTGTTGAAGTATGTCGGTAGGTATACCTTAGTAACACTAGTGACGTTACTATAGCTAGGTGCAGTTGGTGGTGTAGGTGAAACCATAGTGGCATCAGTTACCTCACACCATGAATCCAGGTTAGGGTCAACAGTGTTGCCAAGGCTATTAATAAGGCCACCAGTACTTGGGGCTAGTACCAGTTTGTACTGTGATATAGTGTAACCTTCGGTACCACTAGTAAGTACGTATAGTACATCACTTTGGATGGATGTATGGATAACATTAGATGGTAACAACCACCTAACCCAGGCAGCCATCACACGCTCGTCTGACTGCTCATAGTACCTATGAAGGTACATATACCCGGAGGTCCTACCAGAGGCCACCCACAGGCCATTCTGGGCGCTTCCTACAGTCTCTGTGATGCTCTGTGGCATCCACTCAGGTACAACCTTTGTGGTCTCAGTAACAGTAGGTGTTTCCCTTTCTCCTCTAACAAAGATCTCAAAGGCTCTAGACCAGCTTTGGTTACGACTGACATACAGTACAGTGGAGCCTAGGTCAACAGGTTTAATGTACCGATCACACTCGTAGTTAGCAATGGTGCTGATGGAGCAGTTAGCAGGTGTCCATGCACCATTCTCTGCTTCCATTAGGAACTGTTGGCTATCACTAAACAGCAGCAAACCTTGAGTAACTGGTACGACTGAACGAACAACAGCTGGTTTAATACTTGCACAGCTAAGATCAATAGGATCAGAGACTGTTACAGTAGTAGCTGATTTGTGGTAGAAGTTATAGTAGTCCCCAGCTTGAGACATGGAGACATTATCTTCAGTCAGGAATCCAAGCCTATTGTTGAATAGGAAGATATCCTGAATGGTGTTGTTGACAAAGGTAGGGTGACTGTTTGATTCCTCATCACCAACCAAACGTGGCTCCCATAGCAGTGGAAGGCTGTTAATGGTCTCTGAGCCGTCCAGGAAGGTGGCTCTAAACGTAAGAGGACTAACACTAGTCCGTATCAAGGCAATGGGCATTGTAGCCTCATTTACCCCGGTACTAACGTTAGGTGCGATAGTCTCTTCCCAGTAACCCTTACCACTTGTTCCATTATCAGCAACAAACTTAAGGTAGAAGTCGTCTTGACTAGCGTTAGTATTGTTGATCTTGACAACTTGGTTGTGATTAGCTTGTTCAGGTAACCGTGCAAAGGTATCTACTGAATCTTGGAAGACACGCAATCCTTTACCATCTGGACCAGCAAAGCCAGATACATTGGTATCAGAGCTGAATGTCAGGTAGATGGTATTATCAATAATGGTTTTGGTAGCAAAGCCACTTGTGATAGCAGCTGATATACCAGACGTGATAGTAGAGAGGACTAGGTGTCCCGAACCACTAGATGGTGCCGTGTAGGTAAACGTGTTTGCACCAACAGTAACCGAGTAAATGGTGCCATGCTCAACAAGGTTAACTACAATAGTGGCTTGACGCTTGGCATTCCACGTTGGTGCAGCCTTAGCAGTTACAACCTTCTCACTGTTGACGATATAGGTGAAGTCGTTAATAGTAAGAGTTTTGATGCTACGATAGTCTGTAGCAGTTAGGTAGCTTTCAATAGATGCTTGCTTACCAGCTGGAAATGTAACACTACCAGCAAGGCCTGTAAGTAGGTTCCAGACCCTGATAACACCAGCAGAAGAGACAGTAGCAATATACTTCTCTTGGTTATCTCTAAACATACTGAACCATGCAGCTGTATTAGCTGTGTTAGCAGTTATGCTTGCCAGTCTACCAAGGAACTTACCACCAGGTCTCTTGAGCATACCAAGCGTAATATCAGGGTAGCAGTTAAGAGCATCTTTAACTTGACCCAACAGCATCTTCTCATCAGCCTGTTGAGAGATACCACCGATGAAATTAGGAATACGTTGAGATACTGAAGTCATCGTGCAAGAGCCTTAAATGGTTTATAGCTGCTGTAGAATCCATCACCTTGTTTGAAGCCAAACATAGTGTAATCACCCTCATTGCATTCATACTCAAGACAGTTAGATCTACGCCATGTCTCGAATGATGCAAGGGCTTGGGTAAGGTTCACATCACCCACAAGACGAATGGCACAACGTGTAGCAGCTCGTGATGTAATGTAGTCCCTAAAGACTTGAGGAAGATCAATGAAGTCATAATACCAGACTACATCAACATCATAAGTCTTGGTTGTATCCCATACATCAGTATGGTTGATCTTATCGTACAGCCTACCATTACGGATAACAGTATCGTAGTTACTATTAGCAATGGTATCACTAAGATCAATTTGTAGCATACTGCCAGTCAATGACAGGTAGCCGTTAGTATCAGGAGTAAGTGGGTACTCAACCTCTCGGTTAAATGTCCACCCCTCTGCCTGTACCTCCCGAGAGACTTGCATTAAGGTCTCGTAAGTAATTGCAACTTCCGGGTTGATTACAGCTTCGACAGTAGTACCATCTTCATACGTGATGGTCTGTGCCTCGATGGTGGTAACAGGCGCCTGACCAATAGACGCCAGAATTTCATTAACAGCTTGTAGCTCAGCCTGAGCGTTATTGGTATACGGCATAATGATGACGTTATAAAAAGATTAAAAAAAAGGGACCCTCGAAAGGATCCCCGTTAGAACTAATTAAGCAGCAGTACGGCTAGCGTCAAGTGCCGGAACATCCGACTCAACACCAGAGTAAGAAGTACGAAGACACTGAGTCTCCGAGAACACGCCAGAGGCGGTTGCACCACCATGGGTGCGGGATACCGAGCGACGAACAGCGTGGTTGTCAGAGACAGCCAGGTTGCCGTTATCAGCATAGGTAGAAGCATATGCGCCGGTCACAGTGCGGGTAGCGAAGTTAACGTTACCAGCAACACCGTTACCACCAGCAGCAGTAGAAAGATTAGCCATTAGATAGTACCTCAGTTGGTATAAGAAACAGTGTCAACACGGAAGGTTGCAGAAGTTGTACCAGCAACTGACAGCACATCACCAACGCGATAACCGTCACCACCAGCAACAACAGTCTGTCCAGTGACAACACCATCAGTTACAGTAGTTGTGATAGTACAGCCACTACCGTTAATGTTATCATCAGTAGTAGCTTTGCCGGTACCAGCAGTTTGGCCAGTACCACCAGATGTACGAGTTACACTGACAACCGTACCACCTTCACGGCCAGGCTCAATAGGAGGACGCATGTAGGCAGTTTCACTAGTAGTGACACCTACACCGTCAACAAGTGCGAATCCCATTAGCTGTCTCCTTTATCAGGAGCGAGCCGACTGCAGCTCAATAGCAGCAGCGGGGTTCAGGGTACCGCAGCCCATAGCCAGACGACCCACGATCAGGTCACCCTGGTACATCACGGAGACATCACCAGAGGTAGTCTGCACAGAAGGAGCAATAGCTTCCACAACACCAGCGGCATCCTTGTAGTAGATCAGACCACAGTGGGTGCTGAAGTTACCGGAGTAATCGTTGTTCTCACCGTTGACGGAAGACACGTTACCAGCCAGGAAGGGCAGGTTGTTGGAACGCTTGATAGAGATACCAGCGATCTCATACAGGCCCTCACCAGACTGCAGGTTACCGTTGGTGTTACCATAGTCACGGTTGAGGATGTTGCTGTCCACTTGAGACACAATTGCATAGTATTGACGCGGGGACAGCACAGCAGTGCGGCCTTGCTTAGGCAGGTTCTTCTCATCGAGAATAGAAGCAGCCTCGAAGAAGGCATCAACCAGGGCTTGAGCGTCATACTCTTTGTTAGCACCAAGTTGGATCACCGAACCGCCGGGCTCAGGACCAGGAGCGGCAGTGATAGGATGAGCTTCACGAGCAGCCTTAGCGATCTGACGGAAGATCTTCTTATCATATGCCTCAGCGAGAGCATAGCCGATCTTCTTAGCGATCTCAGAACGCAGCGAGTAGTGAGCAAGGGTCTCATCGAGATCATACACGAATGCAGAGCTGATGAGGAGGTCATCACAGACGATGGTCTTCTCTGCCACCGGAGGATCACCACTGCCCAGGATCGGAGTACCAGGCTCGTGGTAAGCCGCTTCCATACGGCCAGTGAAGATGAACTGCATAGCCTTACCGTTTTTCAGGGTACGGCTTTGCACAGTGCCCTTAGCGATCGTCGCGCCTTCATAGGCTTTGAACATCTCGCCGGAGAACAGTTTAAGATAGGTTGCGTACTTGGTATCATAAGCAGTACCAAGAGCAAGGGGGGTCGAACTAGTGTTATTAATCCGACCTACAGGAGTTACAAGAGTGTTAGCCACAATAGTTAAGAGAGAGAGTTGTTGTGTGTAGTCTCTCTAAGCGCTTAGAATTTTTGTTGTCATTTTTTGGGTGTCGTCTCTCCGACTGTCATGGCAAAGGGTATCGGTCGTAACCGGCCTAAGCCAAAGAAAAGGAGGTCCTACTCTGAGGTGCCTCCAATCCAATTAAAAGTTTAGGGCCAAGTAGCAAGCGTACCAGCTTGCACCTTAACACCCTTAGGGCTCATCTCAACGAGCGTTTGATTAGCTTCACCATATGCAGTTGCAAAGGCAGGAGAAGCAGCGAGATTCGTTACGTATTGTACAGCAGATACCGAAGATACCTTCGGATCAAAAGGATTAGCGCGTGCCATAATTAACCAATGATAGGTGCAGTGTATGTAGCCAAGTCAAGTGGGAAGTTGTGAGCATTACGTTCATGCATCACTTCAAAACCAAGACCAGCTCGGTTAAGAATGTCAGCCCAAGTGTTAATCACCTTCCCTTCAGAGCTGACAAGGCTTTGGTTAAAGTTAAACCCATTCAGATTAAACGCCATAGTAGATACACCAAGAGCTGCGAACCAAATCCCTACCACTGGCCATGCAGCGAGGAAGAAATGAAGCGAGCGCGAGTTATTGAATGAGGCGTACTGAAAGATGAGTCGCCCAAAATAACCATGAGCGGCAACGATGTTATAAGTCTCTTCTTCTTGACCGAACTTGTATCCATAGTTCTGAGATACTTCTTCAGTCGTTTCACGAACAAGACTAGACGTAACCAGACTGCCATGCATCGCACTAAACAGGCTGCCACCAAATACACCGGCGACTCCAAGCATATGGAATGGGTGCATAAGAATGTTATGTTCAGCCTGGAATACCAGCATGTAGTTGAACGTTCCGCTAATCCCCAAAGGCATAGCATCACTGAACGACCCTTGCCCAAAGGGATACACCAAGAAAACTGCGGTAGCCGCCGCCACGGGAGCAGAGTATGCGACAAAGATCCAAGGCCTCATTCCTAGTCGATAGCTAAGTTCCCACTCTCGTCCCATGTAAGCATAGATGCCAATGAGGAAGTGGAATACTGTAAGTTGGAATGGACCCCCGTTGTAGAGCCATTCATCAAGTGAATTAGCTTCCCAAATTGGGTAGAAGTGAAGTCCGATGGCATTGCTGCTCGGAACGACGGCTCCCGATATGATGTTGTTTCCATACATTAAACTCCCAGCAACGGGCTCACGGATGCCATCAATATCGACAGGGGGAGCCGCAATGAATGCAATGATAAAACATGTAGCAGCAGCCAGCAAGCAAGGGATCATAAGAACCCCGAAGTGGCCAATATAAAGACGATTGTTTGTACTGGTTACCCAGTTCAAGTAAGAGTCCCAGGAATTAGTCCGGGACTGAGGGGCTGCAAGTGTAGCAGTCATGTGTAGTTAGTTAAGACGTGTTACTTTAACTCGCCCAACGCCAGAGGCAGTGAGACCGATAGCATCAGCCGCACCTTTACTGAGATCAAGACTCCTACCATGAATGTAAGGTCCTCGATCATTGACCGTCACCACGGCACACCTCTTAAAGCAAGCACGTAAACGTGTGCCAAAGGGGAGTGTCTTGTGCGCTGCAGTAAGGCCGTTTTGATTGTATCGAGATCCACTCGCAGTAAGGTTACCATGGAAACCAGGACCATACCAAGAGGTAATCACCGACAGAGTAGTTAGAAGAGGTAGCATAATAAGGTAGCAAGGAACATTAATATTTCCATCTACACCTGACACGGTTCGGGACCACCCAGCAGGGTATAGGTACGGTCAGTTAAAGGCTCAGCACTACTCGCTAGGGGCTAAGCCTCTATTGATCAGTAACCCTTCTTAGAGGGCTTCATTTTAACAGGCTTACCAGCTTTAGCTGCTGCCTTCTTAGCTGCTGCTTTACCAGCAGGAGTATAAGGATACTCTTTGTTTCCGACTTTAGGCATTAGAATACTCCAGGAATGATTTGACCAGTTACGATATAAGCGCCAATAGCAGCCACAAAGCCAAGCATAGCAAGGCGACCATTGAGGAGTTCAGCACGTTCGTTATGAGGCACAGTGTAGGATTCGTCGGTATACATGGTGGGTTCTTTAGCGAAGATGTTAGTGTCGTTCATTAGAAATTGATGTTGGATCGTTCCAGTTTATCGGCTACATCAGCACGATAGGCTGGGTCCTTATCGTAGCGAGGGTCACTCATTGCAGCTACCAGTTCAGCTTGGGAACGGAAGGCATCACCAGTGTTACGTGGTGCATTACCAGTAAGCATCTCACCGTCATAACCAATAGCATCTTGGTAACGTGCATTCAATGCCTGAGCGGCAAAGAACATACCAAGAGGATCACCACGATCCATCACTGCATCATACATAGCTACCTCTTGTTCAGAGAGGTTTTGACCAGCCCATTGAATCATGTTCTGGTATTCAGTAGTACCACCAACTGACTCTTGGATCTGTGCGATATCATTAGATGTAGCTTGTGGTGCTTGTTGTGTCCCTCCTTTCTCAAGGAACATATTAGCAACATCAACAGGGTTCATACCCTCAACCGTATTAACGACTTCAGGATCCCACTCACCAGTGCGATAGGACTCCATGATCGTATCATAAAGATCGAGACCTTCTTCATTAGGAGCTTCCTCTTGTTCAGGTGCTTCCTCTTGTGCCTCTACCTCAGGTTCTTCTTTACCACTGAGTCGCTTCTGCAGCTCAAGGTAACCACGCTCTAGCTCCTCTGCAGACTTGTATTTACCAGCCAGCAGTTGTTGCTCTTGTTCAGCTAGTTGCTCACCAACTTGCAGAGAATCAAGTTCTTCAGCAGAGAGTTCACCCTCTACTTGCTCATACGGATTAAGTGTAATTTCGTTTGCCATTTGCTGTGATAACGGTTAGATTTCCAAGACCTACTGTCTTAACGAAATCGGGGGAACGACCGATGGTGGGTTCACCTACCTTAGTGCGCTTCATGTAAGGTGCAGCTTCAGTAGGTTGATCATCAACTTGGTCAACCGAAGGGACTTCCTCCGGGGATGTTGCTTTCTTGTTCGATCTCTGGGATCTCGTTGGTGTTTGTTTGTTCATTTGATCCGTTCAATAGTTGTGGATTCTTTGTAGGATCCATCAGTGGCGCTTTAGCCATGTTGGGAGCCTGTTTAAGTGCTTCCATTTGCTGTGCTTGTTGCTGTGCTTGGTCTCGTTCTTGCTGTACCTGATCCATTGATTTAATCAGGTTCAGTACATCAATACCTTGAGCAGCAGCAAGACGTTTCACGGCCTCATCTATATTAAGGTAAGTACCAAGAGCCTCAGGTCCAAGTGTCTGAGCAATGACCGTAAAGAACTGGGTAAGAGATTCTCGATCCTGTCCTCTACCAAGTGCATTGATACCAGCCACAATGGTTGGACGTACCAGATCCTTAGGGATACGTGGGATGTCTTGGTTCTTCTGTAGTACTGAGAGCTTACGGTTAAGGTAAGGAACAAGGAACTCAACAGTAAGCAGTGAGAATAACCCACCAAGCTGTTGCTCCAGTTCCATCTGAGTCATGCGTACTTCCTCAGCTGTAGTACGTTCGCTGTTCCTTACGTTAAGGATAAGGAAGGCTTCACTGAGACGACGCTCAAGTGTTGCAGCCATCTCCATAGCAGTACGGAAGTCGGCTGTCTTACCAACTTGCACCACAGAGATGTCATCAGGACGACCCTGAATGATGGCTCCGTTCCCCGCAGCAGAGAGTGTCTGCGGCTTAGTAGTACTAGATGGGGAGACGGTGAAGACCACCTTAGCGGCGACTGCAGAGCCCTCTACGAGTGCTTGCATAAGAGCTTCAAGTGAACGGAGATCACCAAGGAACTCCTCCACTCTACCACGTCCAAAGGCCTCACCATCAACAACATTAAACCTAAGCACTAGCCAAGGATTAGTTTCAAGTGGTGCCTTACCTTGGGAGCCAGGGATGATCTTATCGAATACTTCTTGATGCCATACGAGTCGATTGTTATCTCGTCTGACATGTGTGTAAACATCTACATCTTCCTCGTTGTCAGCTCCCTCTTCCCCAGGTGGGTTAACAGGAAGACTGGCATTAAGGATAGGTGCTAGTAGTTTACGGCTGATGCGTTCACGTGTAACAATCTCTAGGATGTCACCGTTACCATCTCGATCTACGACATACCTGTTCAATGGATACAGCTTTAGTCCCTTGGGACCCATGTAGATCAATGCGTTACCACCAACCACAAGATGCTTGAGGGCTTGGTGTACAGTAACGCGATCACTTGATGCTGCAATGATTTCCATGACAGACCTTTCCATCTTAGCGAAGGAGATGTCCAGGTCTGATCGTGCCTCTGGTGGAAGATCTACACCGATCTTTGAATCATCAATCTGTAGCTTAAAGAAGCTGGTTTGTGGGGGAAGAAGAGCAAGCATCAATTTAGATGCAAGTGTAACAACCCCCTTAGCGCCAACGCTTTGCCATGGTGTAGTCAACTTTAGATTAGTTGACCTACCCACATCATCATCTTGTTGGATAAGAGTAGGTAGTGTCAACTCAGAGCACTGTACAGCTGTGTCTAGAAACGTGGAACGATACTTACTTAGATAATCGTATCTTGTTTTAGCTGACATTTATCAGAGTCCAAGTGTATTATATGTGGGGGATACTCGCTGAGAACCTAGTCCTTGTGCGCGAGGTCCTGCTGTTTTACGGCTACTTCTCTTAGCTTTAAATCCTGTAGCCCAGCTGGCTACGTCAACACCAAATCCCCCGAAGCCTGACCCAACAGTGCTAGCTTCTTTCATTTGCTCTGGAGTCATAGGAGTG